ATCATCAAATTCTTCCCATCTACCATTATCACCTTGTTGTGGATATTTATTTTTTAATCCAATGATATAATCACATTCTTCTTTAGTAAATAAGATTGATTGCTCTAACATACTTTAACTCAAGTGTTTTGCCTTAATCTTACTAGCAACTGCTTGAATAGCGGATGATACTTTAGTTTTAACTTCAGATGTAATCGGTGAGACTACAACTTTAATAACAGTTTGAGGTCTTTCTATTTTATTTATAATCATTTTTTTGTATTTTATCGTTTAGCAAATCTTCCAAAACAACCCGGACAATATGATGAATAACACCAATCACCGCAAGAAGACCACGGACACCAACACGGGTTATGCATTACTCCGAAATTATCTGCACCCAAATCAACCAAAAACAAATCAGATGGTTCGAAATCTAATGCATATACTGTCATTTTAGTGTGCTCCATTTCTAATCCTGCAATCTCTAAAGTAGTTAATTCAGAAGTCTCTGCGTTTGTAATTACTATTTTATCACCTACATACATTTTATTTAAAACCTCAAATCTAGTTGCAGAAGAACCAGATTCTTCTATATAATATGTACACGCTGGGGAATCTATCCAATTTCTACCATCTGTAAGAGTAACTCGAATAAACATCGTATCAACTGAAGCAGAAGAGATATGGTTTAAACTCGATGTTAGCTGAGTTAATGTATCTCTGGATTGCTGTAATGTACTTTCCCATCCTAATACATCCAATTTACCTTCTTCAAAATTTGCACCATGATTACCATTGAAATCAACGAAATCAATAGAACGAATGTAAGTACCTAATTGTATATTATCTGCTCTCTGTAAAGAACCCGTATAATCTACAACCATAGAGTCTTCATCGGTGTGATACTCATGTTGCACATCATCTACTCTTTTTGTAATATATTTGTATCTAGTTTTTTGGTCAAGCTTAGTTGAACCACTTATAAATTCGTTTTCAAATTTAGAAATTGGTATAATAGTAGATTGTCTATATCCTCCCATATTTATTACATCTAAATTTGGCCCATAGAATATATCAATGCTTCTAATTATTGAAAATCTATCCTCTACTAAATTATCATCGGAATATATGAATTCCTGTACTAAATAGTTAGTAGGAAGATTACTCTTTATATTATCTAATTCAGATTGATTACTAATTGTGTGAATCTCTGGATATAAAACTTTATCATATTCAGGATATCTAGCTTTTATTAAAACATTCGGATGTAAACTACTACTGTAATCTACCGAATCTAATGTATCAAAATTTATTTCAGCAGTATCAAAAAATGTCTTTGGGATATATTCTGAAGTATGCATTAAATTGAAAAATTCAAATTTATCCGCACAATAAGTTTCATCTACCAACGCAGTAGTATCATATGATTGTCTTAGTATAAATTTAGTAGGAGAATCTTCTATATAAGGTACAGTGATTGAACCCAATGGAACAACATATTCGGCAAATGAAATATCATTTTCTTCACATTTTTCTTCTAAAATTTGCTTAAATCTATATGGTTCATAAAGGGGTGTAAACGAATCGGTTTCTGTCCAAATATAGTGAAATTCTGTAATTCCATTTGCATTTAACACGCTAAATAAACTATCATAATCTAACATATCTGCCCCCTGATTATAAATCGTTGTATTTGTATTAATTTCTAAAAACTTGACATCTCCGTTGCGTTCCAACAAATCACTGCCAATTATCACTCCTTTCATATAGTATTCTGTTAATTTAGTATAAATATCTATTTTTTATATTATAGTATCTTTAGTTTTTTTGGATATTCGTTCCATATATTTAGAATCAATTTCCTCCCATTTACCCTTTGGACATGGGTTAAACATAGGAGAAAATACTTTTTTACTTAGTGGACACCCACATAGTTTACATTTAGTAGACCACTTCTGTCCCTTAAAAGCCTCCTTTCTATATTCACACGTTTTACATATATCCAACCTATCATTGGCCATAGATTTTTGTGATTCCGTTGGATTTTTAGCAATCACCCATGCATCAAATATTTCTTTATAGTTTGGTATCATATCAATGATTTGTTACTTTTTGGTAAGTCATAATAGTCATAAATAGAATCATATCTTTTCATAAACGCATCATCTAATTTTAAAATGGGTTGTATAAAAGAGCTAGAATTTACATGCTTTAATGTAAAATTAGTATTAGTAATATTAGATACCCATTTTTCTAATTTTTGAATTTCATCTATATTAAACCAAATAATGTTTTTATTGTGGTGATGCCAATGTGAAATAGGTGTAAGTAAAATATCAATTATATTAATAATATATTGGTATGATTCATCATTTGTTAATTCCGGTAAAACTTTAAATAGATACTTAGCTATAATATGGTATCTGGTTTGTTTAGACATAATATCCAATTTATCGAAAAAAAATAACTCATCTAAATTAAAATTAGAAAATTTATAAGATAATTGTACCAACCCAATTCTATTCAATTCAAATATAATATGTTGATATAGCGAGTAGAATCTCTTATATTTATCACGATGTATCGCTACTATAGGTAAATCATATCCAAATTTGTTTTGTAATTCAATCAATGGAGTATGACCGTGTTCTATAAAACTCATTATATCCGATTCATTTATAGAATTAAAATCTATTTTAGAATTATAAAAATCTATATGATTTTCTAAACTCTTTACATCCAATCCATTTAAAATACAAGAATAATGAAATGAAGTTGAGCCACATCTAGGTAATGAAATATATAAAAATTTATTATCTACTAACACTATAATAAACTTTTTTCTTTTTTAATAAATTCAAATCCAACATTACCCGCTAAAACAACTCTATCTATTGTAGATTTAGGTGCATTATTTGGAGCGTGTGGCATCCACCCCTCCATTACTATTATATCATCCTCTTCAGGTCTAATCCAATATTCGTTTCCATTCTTACCCCTAAAATATAAAACACCATCTTCTTCTTCCATTACATTCGGCATTTGAATATAATAAACGTATGTATAATGCGGAAAAAATGATTTATTTTTTTTGTTTATTTCAGTATGAGTATGATACTTATCAACTCCTTTCAGTTCATCATGCTTAAACTGAATTTGAACGGGATTGTTAGAACGAACTATATTCACCCAAACATCTGTATTTACTTTGTTAAATTTTTCATTAAATTGCTCTTCGTATATATTCTTACATGCATCGATTCCATATTGACAAACTTCATCCAATTTGTTTTCTATTGTGAAGTTTCCGTTGAAATCTATATTATTAGTCCATTCTATTTTATACCCAAACCCATCAGTTTTTATATCAGGTTGAGATTCTATAACAGAATTAGCTTCATTTAATAAATTTAATTTATCTGATATTAGATTTAGTTTACCTTTCCATATAAATGTACTATCATCGAAATAAATCTTTTCCATATTATATTAATTCTTTTATTGAAACTTTTTTATTTTTTTTAAAAATCATCTGATAGTTGTAAATAAAGAAAGTTAATTCTGTTTCCTCCACTTCTTTTAAATCAAATGTTTTTAATAATTCGGCATTTGTTTTAGGGATTGGGTTATTATTCTCATCTAATATAAGTTTTAATTTTTCAGGAATAGGCATTTCATATGATGCCTTCCAAAATGGAGTATCAAATCTTTCCGCCAAATAGTGATATCTAACAAACATCATATTCTGCTCATTTACACTCGCACACGAATCATTGAATCTATCTCTATACGATACATCAAACTCAGCACTTATCAATCTTTTTAACTGCATTATTGATGACATCAATGAGGTAGCTTCCAACGGTTCTATAAAACCAGAAGATAATCCAATTGCAACGCTATTACCTATCCAACTTCTTTTGTATCTACCTGGCTTAAAATCAAATACCTTTTGTATAGTAATTTCTTTACCAATATAATCCTCTACTTCTTTCTTAGCTTCTTCAACCGTAATAAATTCTGAATTGAATGTATATCCACATCCCCATCTATGTTGCAATGGTATTTGCCACATCCATCCTGAATTCATTGAAATCATATTAGTATGAGTTACATCTCCTATTGAATATTTACTTTCCTGTGGTAGAAAATATGCCATAGCTCTATTCAACAAAAGATATTTAGAATAATCAATCCATTCCTCATTATGAACCTTATCTATAATAATTCTAGCAAACCCACTACAATCGAATATAAAATCTATATCTTTAATATCAGTTCCATCTTTAAGCGAAAGGGAATGAATATCATCGCCCGTTTTATTTATAATATCAACTTCACCATCAATCCATTTAACTCCTCTAATCAATGATACTTCCTTTAGATATTCGGCTACCATTCTTGCATCAAAATGATATGCGTAGTTTTGTTTATATTCAGTTGGCTTAGGGCCTGTGAAAAGATGAGCTGAACTTTTATTATCACCTGTCCAATTTGTTAAAACTAGACCGGTTTTAGAGGTACACCCTGTTCGTTTAAAAAAATCCTTTTGATTTATTTGTAACATCGATAAGAATGCTCCAAAATTAGGTGTACCACCTTCTCCTGCTCCTAATATTCCTATCTTAGAGCTTTCGATTAAAGTAACCGATGCATCTTTCCAAAATTTATTAACAGATAAAGCGGTTAGCCACCCAGCAGTACCACCTCCTACAACAATTATATTTTTCATATTAAACTAACTTTTTTAATTGATGATGGCCAAACATTCAATGAATATCTCAGACCAGATTCTATAGTATCAACCGAATGTGTTATGTTAGAATCAAAAATAAACACACTTCCTAATTCTTTTGGTACTGAATACTCTACTTTATTTATATTGTATTTAACCAATCCTCCTTCATAATTATCATTTAACTGAATAATAAGTGTTATGGTTGCACCATTTATTATTTCATGTTTATCCTCATGCCAATCCAAAAAATCTCCATCGGAATAACGATTGAATGAATACTTTGGAATAGAAGTATATGTTACACCGTTGAATGGGTTCAACTCATTTGAAATTGATAAAATTTTATCCGATATACTCTTTATACGAGAATCTAATAATAAATCATCTATAAAATATCCACCCATTCGTTTATTACCATCATATTCGATATCCTCTTCCATCACCTTTCCGTTTGCAATTCTCGATGATTTCATTCTCTGTAAACCATTATCCTCACCAACTGAAATAATGAAATTACACTCTTCTTTATTTAAGAAATTTTGAATAAATTTGTAAAACATTTTTATTTTTTTAATCCGTATTTAATCCATTTATACCAAACTCTTTCGTGAATATAATATTGTATGGGTTTATAAATCAATTCTGCTACTCCAAATGCTGCTCCAATCTTAATTGAACCACTTATTAACCACATTAAAAGGAATCCAACTAGAGTACTTACAATACGATATGAGATGGTTTTAGCAATATGCCTCTTTCTTTCTACTATCATATAATATTTTTTATATTTTTATTTTTAACAAATGATTCACCGTCAAATGTAGTGTATTTTAATTCATAATCATATCTAAATGTTTTGTTATTACTATATGGTAATGTTTCAAACTCGGTTGGATTTAATTTATGTCTATATGAATTAAAACGAGTATCTAACGTAGGAAATGCAAAAAATGAAACTATAGTTCCTTCTTTGCAATTTGGTTTTACATAATCTAAAAACTTAAGAATATTTTCATCGTGGTGAGTATCATGTAGTATTCCATCAAATTTAACACTAATAGTTGGTAATATATTAATCCAATCTCCTAATATTATTTTAGTATTAGGTTTATTCTTAGCCCATATGAGAGCATGTTTATAAATTTCAGGATGAACTTCTATAATTGTATGAGATGTTACAGTTGGATTCGATTGAACGGCATCAGCTGATAAGTGCATACCAAACCCAATTTCTAAAATATCCCCACCATTCATAGTAGCAATTTCGGCTAATTTACACATTAAAGATTTCTCACCTTTATGCATAACATAATCACCTTTTAATCCATCTATTCTGATTTCATCGGAAGATAATATTAATTTTTCCGTTCCGTTCATTATCCTTTGGTTTCATCATAAGTAATAGTTCCATCTGGTTTCATATGACCTGTACGAATAGCAGTTCCACTAATAACAGCTACATCCGTTGGTGGCTCGTGATAGATTACATCGTACCCTACACCT